ATGATGGCTGGGCTAATGTTCAAGGTCAGGTTGCCCGAACCGTCAGAGTTTTGGTTGCCGGTGCAAACAAACTGCATCAGACCGGTGTTCGCTTGGCGCGTAACCGGATTGACAGAGAACACGTTTGCAATGGTGAATACGTCGCCAGCCGCCACACGTTGCGCCGCAGCAGCAGTCCAACCGTCAGTAATCAGCGTGCCAGTGTTCGACCAGCCAGAAGTCAAACCTTGGTTTGCGCCGTTAACCAGCGGAGTTCCACCCAACGGGCCAACCGTTTGCCGAGCAATGTTCTGCGACATAGCTATTTTAAAGCCAACGGTGTTCGTGCCATCAACGAACAGACCTTCTTTATACTGGTCTGCAATCAGGTTCTGCGCTTGGAAAAATCCGGTCAATGCGCCGACCAACGAAGCGTTAGAACCTTGGTCAATTGCCAGATACCGCTGACCATCGCGCGGAGTCGAGAAATCATCCAATTTTTTTCCTGCGTCGAAAATATACGACACGTTGTTAGGCGATTGACCGGCAGTGCCAACAAGGTTGCCAACCGTGTTTTTCGCATTGATATAACCGTCAATGTCGATTTGTTGGGCAATTTGAATGACTTTCGGTTTCAGAATACGTTGGCTAAAATCTTGCAACTTAAGGGTCAAATCGCTCGACGTAAACGCCGTATCAACGTGTTTTTGCAAGTTCACGACCAACGGAATCGAAGTTTCCGTATAGTCTTGACCAGCAAAAGCAGCGCCGGTTGAAACCGTAAAACGCGCAGGACGGCGAATGTTAATCGTGTCACCGATCTTCATTTCGTCTTTGGCGAATTCCATTTGGTGCTTGCGCGAAACATTTGCACCAAGAACGATATTGTTTTGCAGAATCCGGAGGCACTCGTTCGTGTACATTACCGGATTTTGATAAGCATTTGCCATTTTACTACCTCATATTTTTAGCCGCCCAAGCCATATAAGCATCGGCGTCTTCTGGCGGTTCGCTTGACGAACCCGCTTGAGATTTCACCGTTTTACCAGGCGGCGGCGCATTGGATACCTTCGCGGAACCCTTAAGTGTAGCTGACAGTTGCCCAAGCAAAATTCCGTGCATCATAGGAGGCTGTGCAAAAAATTGTTGCGCTAACTCAGGATTTTTAACCATGTGATATGCAACCAACGGCCCATTATCAAGCCGTCGAATCATAGTTAAAACATGCTGCGGCACATCAACGTCTGCTTCAGCCATCACCTCATCAAAGTCAGGAACGGATTTAGCGGTTTCCTTTGCGCGCTTCGCATAGTCTGCCGCCGCCACTGCCTCGCTTTGGGCTGCTGTGCTGCGCTGCGTGGTTTCTGCCATCGCCGCACGCTCAGATGCAATCATCTGCTTGGCGGCTTGTGTAGCGTGCCAAGTAGCATCAGCCCTTACAAATTCAGCATAATCCGAATAATCACTTTGATTCGGTTTTCCATCAGTCGGTTTTTCGGCTGGCTTTTGTCCACCCTTAAGCATTTCCATTAACTGCAAGTTCTGGCGCTCAAGTTGTTCGCGTGCCTGCCGTTCAGCGTATTTGTCGCGGGTTAATTCATTCAACCGCTTCTGGATTCCGCTGATCTTTTTTTCCGACTTCTGTTTTTCCGTTTCAATTACATCTTTGTTTGCTTGACCGTCCTGCTGCCCATCACTTTCGTTATCCGCAACATTTTCCGTGCCGCCCGTAGCATCGGTGTTTTCAGCAGGGGAGTTATCCCCCGCTTCGGGCGTTAGCGCCGCATCTGGTGCGGCTTCCATCAATTCCAACTGCTCTGACATGGAAAACTCCACGAATTTTTAACCCCGCGAACCCGCGAGTGGGTTATTCGGATACTGAATTACTTAAACCAGTTGCACCAGGAACGATTCAAGCTGCATCAGATCGCCAGCCGTGCCTTTGGTGCAGGTAATAACGTATTCAATTTCGTTCTGCTGGTAGTTCAGCGTGCTGTAGGAGCCGTATGCCGTAGCACTCGTTCCCAAGCCAATGCCGGTCAAACCAGAACCAAACAGGGCTTGCGTCACGCCATCGCCGCGCAGACCGATTTCAAACAAAAAGTTGCAGTTTGCAGTTGACGCCAAAGTTGCGGTCGGAATAACCGCCGCGTTTGTGCCTGTAATACCGGCAACCCGCAGGTTAAGTGCTTTAGTGCCAGCGCCGTTAAGCATTGACACCGAGCCAGCGAAACGCAAACGACCGTTCATAGGCAGCAAACCAGGCGGAATACGAATACTGCCAATAACTTGTTCAGAAGTTGAACTGGCAGACGCGAACGCACAGTTTGCGCTAATCAGAGAAGCCGGCGAACGATCACCAACAACGCTCGACATATCCGCAACGGCGACGTTGGAAATCTGCGTTGCGGCAGTGACCTGAACGTAACCATTAACTGAAGAACGAAACGATTGCGGGTTTGCGGATGCGCCGAAAGACCACGGCAAAAACGGGCCTGCCGGATTCGATGCAAAACTGAGAGTGGTAGTTCCGCCAAGAACTGCGGGGCCAGCCAAAACACTCGTCAGCGGAGTCACCGCGATGGTGGCAGAAGTAGAACCTGCCGGAACGATTACGACTGAAGTTGCCATTTGTTTCTCCTTTTTCTTTATAAAGTATTACGAGAAAGTGATGCCGACAGAATACATGACTTTCCAACGTGCGTTGTAAGCCATAAGGGTAAGTCCAGCGCCCTTTGAACCTGCAAACGTAGCAAGGTTAACGCTTGCAGTTCCGGTATCAAGCAAACCTGTCGCGGTAAGCGTATGAGCGTTTGCTGTATCTGATGTAATCGTGATAATTACACCATCATCTGTCGTAGCAACAGGTGCCGCAAGAGTATCGGCCAAAACGCCTGCTTTAGTTATAACGTAAGTTTGTGAAGCTTTTGGATTGATTGCGCCGTTTGTAGTTAACGCAACAATTGATGCGGTAGTTGAACCAGACAAATAAGATTCCCAATTGCCGGCCACATTACACGTATAAATAACAACCGTTTTTGCGCTTTGCGTCCAACCAGTAGCCGTCGCAATGCTATTAACGGTTTCTGCGCCAAACCCAAAAACTTGCATAGCAAGTGCTGCTTGGTTGTTTACAACAACCGAACGTCCAGGGTTTGACTGAGGCAAACGGACAGAATCTTGCGCCGTAGCAACCGTTGAAATGCGGTTGTATTGACTCATCAATTGCGTTGCGCCAGATTGACCGCCGCCAGCAAATGCTGTAATACCGGCAGAATTAAACTGATCGAAAAATTCTCCAATATCATTAAAATTACTACGTGATACACCCAATGCACCAGGCATAATTTTTCTCCTTAATCTATTACGTAACCAAAAATAAAAACGTCCGCTGTAACTGCGGCGGTGCTTCCCGTAGTGAGCGAGAGATAAACAGTTGCGCTAGAGGTCAGTGTCGTCTGCACGAGTGCTGCAAGCGTTGCCGTTACGTTGACGTTTGCTGCGAGGGTTACCCATGATTGAGCGACTCCAACAATTGCATTTCCGCCCTTGGATGCCGCATCGTAGACACCGCCAGCGCAGGCAACTGATGCGCCACCGGTTTTTCGGACTGCGATAATGTCCGTGATTTTGTAATTTGTTCCCGCAAAAATTTTTGTTAATTGCTGATCTGTTGCAAGTTGAAAATTAAGACCACGACCAACAAACAACACTTGCCCCATACTTGCAGGGGCGACCGGAGAAGATGCGTTTGATGTTTCCATGTTGGCCTACGGGTAAAAATAAACTACGTTAATTTTTGCCGACGCTACCTGCTCAATGAATCTAATGGCGTTCAAATCACCATCATATTTTAGTTCAGAGCCAACCGCTAACGGATAGCCAACCGTTGAACTTGGGGCAACGCCATCATCTCGCCAACGGATTGCTTGAGTTTCAGGAGTAATAATGCAGCGAGAAGGTTTTTGGTTACTTGCGCCAGTCGTAGCGCCAGAACCTGTTCCTGCTGTTGGAACCGTTAATCCAGTAGAACCGGACAATGAAGTAATTTGTTGATATCCGCATGGTGTCGCCATGTATTTCTCCTATGCTTCGTCCAGCGCCAAAATCATTAAAATATCTTCCATGTCTTGAGCGTCTTTGGCCGCAACTTGGCGTTCGTTGTGCAATGCCGTTAAGCGCGCACCTATCTCATAATTTCTAAGGCTGTCAAGTTCTGCGTCATATTGGCGAATCTTATAACGCAACAATTCATGTTTTGCAACAAAATCGCTATTAGGGGAGTTTTTTAATTGTTTTTTATCATTCCATTGTGTTTGTTGCAATGCAGCAATTTTTAGTTTTTCAGCTTTTAATTCACGTTCTGCGGCCTGTTTTTCAGTCCGTAGCCGTAATTCCAGTTCCAAAGCGCGCGCTACTGCGGCAGTGAAATCTTGCGTCGGTTCCGGCAGTTTGTGTTTCTTGCGGAGATTGCGAAGGTAATTTGTCGCGCCATACGTCTGCACGACAGGGCATATCGTCTGATCCCAATTCTGCTGAGTGCTATCAAACGTGAATCCGGTCGAATCAAACTCAAAGCATGTCGGGTTTCCAGCCATTCATTGCGTCCATTTACCCAATCAACGCCGCCGCCTGCGCAGGGGTCATGCCCTGCGCCAGAGCGTTATTTATTGTTTGCGCGTTATTTACCCTGATTCTGTCCAAACCTTGCTTACCGAGTTGTGTCGCTGCGTTTGAAATCATTGTTTTAATATCGGCGGCTTCCATTATCGGAAGCATTGCGGACAGTCCATCCACCAGCGCGTCATCGACTTCTATTGTGTAAGTTGCCATTTTTACCCCACTATCCAATTCGTGCCGTTGTAGAAAACCGGACAAGTCACTGCGCCACCACCGACAACAGTTGATAAAAACACTGGCGCAAGTGCGTTAGTGACATAAGCCCGTTGCCCAACCGTTCCAGCAGGCAGTCCAGCAACCGTATATCCGCCAGTGCTAACAACCCCGCCGAAATAACCGTTTTTAAACTTACGCGCAGCGCGGCCAAGGTCAGCGACGTTATCAGCCCCCGGCACTAATGCCGTGATATTCGCATCGCCTAGAAACACCTGATTATCGGTATCGCCAGATGCGCCTTTCCCGATCACGATTCTGTTCGCAGCCGCCCCCGCAGTCACATCTGCGCCGGAGCCAATGATTGTGTTACTAATGCCACTTGTTAGCGTTGCCGCAGCAAATGCGCCGATTGCAGTTGTGTCATGTGCTGAAGTAATTGTGCGGCCAGCGTCGATTCCGATAAATACATTCTGGTAAATGAAATTTCCAGCAGTTCCTTGACCGGCACGATACCCGATGTTTACGTTGTCGCCTGAATTGCTATCATTGTTTTCCCCGGCAGATGTTCCTATGCAAACGGCCTGACTTCCCGTTGTATTTACTGCGGCAGCGAACCCTATGGCGACATTACTAGCACCAGCAACCACGTTACTAAGCGCATTTGTTCCAATCGCTACGTTGTTGTTTGCGGTGGTCTTAAACAAAGCGCTGGTGCCGATAGCCACATTACTGCCGCCACTCACGCAAGAAAACAACGCATCGGTGCCGATTGCCATGTTGTTGCTTCCGCTCTGCAATGATTTACCAGCCTCATAGCCAAGCCCTACGTTAAACTGTCCAGAGGTGATTGCGGAAAGCGATGTTTCACCAATACCAAGATTGAAACTTCCTGACAGTGTGGTGTTTCCAGATGACGAACCAACAAACTGATTGTGCGTGCCTACGGACAGCAATCTGATGCCATTCACTGTGAGCGATGAAACGGTGCCATCAAACGTCAGATTCGCACTCGTCGCCAGCGGACTCGTTCCAGCACCGTAGAGGAGTTGGTTTGCGGTGAATGACGTTTGCGCGGAGGGCATTGCATACAGCTCGGTGAAATTGGCGTTGATCTTCGTGCCGCCTGCGCGCGCAGAATCACCAGTTCCGTCGTTTGGAACCGTTCCTATATTGATGGTCTGCTGACTCAAGCAGCACTTCCCATATCAGGCTGTTCAGGATTTTCTAGCTGCGTCTGAACAATCGCCTTACGTCCATCCGGCAACGTAATAACTTTCGTGCCGCCCCCCATGTGCAAGTGAATCTGCTGCGGGGATGCCGGCGCAGGCAATGCTGCTGGTTCTGCAATAGACGATTCTGAACTTTCGCTAACGGAAGCATTTGCTGCATTGATCTGGTCAAGCTGCAATTTCGCATGTTGCTCAATTTCAGCAACTTCGATCTTTGCCCTTGCCATGATCCGCGCTTTTTCGATTTCGTCGTCAGCGGACTGCGCTGCAATGTCGCGTTTCAACTGCAATTCCTCAATCGCCTTATCGCGCTGCAACTGGATTTCGTCAGCAGCAATCTTACGGCGCAGTTCCAAATCGGCTGTATCTGCCTGCTGTTTCGCCTGAACCTTTGCCATATCAATTTGCGCGCCAGATTTTAATTGCTGGTTTTCCTGCTGCATTTGCTGCATTGCTTGCTGCATCTGCTGCATTTGCTGTTGTGCCTGCTGCATCTTCTGCGCCATTACAGGGTCAACTTTCTGCCCCTGCTGTTCAGCCGCCAACGCCTGCTGAATCTGCGGCGGCAATGCAAATTTAAACCGTTCAGCAATAATATCGGCATCCTGCACGTCAAGCGATTTCATCACCACATCGCCAGCCACCTGCATCAACTGCGGAAACGAATTGACTAATCCCATCAGTTTTTCGGCGGTTTCTTCACGTTTGGTGGCGAACCCTGGGCCGGCCTCAATGGATACTTTGTAGTCGCCATTTGTCACGTCGTTTTGGATTATGGTCTTAAACGGGTCAAACTCGTTTCCGGTCGGTTGCACAGATTTCTGATTGATCGTCACAATCTTACGCACACCGTCCTTGCCAATGATATGCACCATCTGCTCAGTGTCGTAATACACCGGAATCCACGATTGAATGATGCGGCCTGTTAACGCAATGGCGCGGTGCTGGTTATCGACGTAGTGAAACGTTCCAACGTCTCCCTGCTTCTCGCGCGCCAAAATAGCTTTGCCTGAAACCTCGTTTCCCTTCATTCCAAGCGAGTTTTCATACATACCGATAGTTGACCGCATCATCTGCGTCATAGTGCCTGTCCATTGCGCCCAACCACTGTCTATCATGGATGGTTGCGTGCGCGAAGGAGGCGGAATCGGAGCGCCATCACGATCTTTGTGTTTATACGGCAAAACGCTGTAATTTTTTACGTTAGCGTCTTTCCATATATTTTGGTAATCCTCAATGGCTTCCTGCGGCGCTACCCACGGCGCTTTAGGCGTCAATGCCAAGTGAATTGCTTGTTGCGTCATACCGTAGTTCAACATCGCTTGTGCATCACGCGCCTTGCATACAAGACCCTGATACGTGCGCTTTCCGTCGATAATAATGTCGTCGCCGGTCGTTTGAATTATCGGAATAATGTCGCCAGGGCAATCGTATTCCTCAAGTATCTGATTGCCACCAGCAATCTTGTACCATTCAACTGAATACGTTTCTACTTCACGTTCACGTAGTTTAGTTACACCTTCTGGCGGATTTGGCATTTCATCTTCATAACCAACCGCGCCATCAGACATGGCGACCAAATTTCGTATTGTGCAAATACGGCGATAATAATCAGCAACTAAAATAACGTCTTTGCCTTCTTTCCAATTCGTGTCCATTGCATCAAACGAAATGGCATCGGCTTTTTTCCACCTTTTTTCAAATTCTGTTTTTGGTATTTTTTCTACCACAAACGCAAATCGACGGTCGCTGGCATCCGGTTGTTCGTAATCCAAATCAGCATATACGGTCATGGAATCCATGATCGGTTTGATAATTATGCGCTGATTGAACGTCGGCTTTTTTGCGTCTTGCACATACTCCGTGCATACTCGCCACCAACCGCGCCCACCGACTACCGCAGACTGAAACCCGTTGTCGTATGCAGCTTCCGCATTGGAATCATACTCAATGGCGCGAATCAATCCCTGCTCAATATCCGCAATTTCCTGACTGGCACCACCGCCAGCAGGGTGAACTAATATTGCAGGCTTGTTCTGGCGCTCATCGTTCACCACTTGGTTCACAAACTGCTTTAACTGATCAAATTCCAGACACGGCTCATCCCACGACGTGCGGCGCGACCTTACGGTGTCACTCCACTGCTTTCCTTTGACGTAAACGAACTCAAAGCAACTGCGTTGCTCGTCGCGGTTGTCGCGGTCATCTTCTTCGATTTTTGCAAATCGTTCGCGCGCTTCTTCTAAAATCTTGTCGTCATCGCGTTTGTCTGACTCAGATTCTTTCGACTGATCTTCTTTGCCCGTATCGTTAATCTGCTGCGCTTGTTCTTCGGCCATGTTTATCCTTATGTGGCATACGCCGACATCGACGGACGCCATTCATCTTCATTATTAGCCGCATACATCTTCTGCGCCGGCCAAACCAGCGAAATATCAGGTTCCGCAATCCGTGACAGCGAATCCATCATGTCCTTGTGCGCGCTTACCGGAAACGCTAAATATTCTTCTTCGATGAAATCATGCACCAAGTCACGCGGTATGCGTTCGTAATCGGTCTTATAATGCGTTTCGGGCAGATAAAACTGCCCCTTCTCAAACAGCGGCAGCAATCGCTTAATGCGGTCATCCTTCGGCGCGCGACCGGCCACTTCGGTAATCCCAAACCTATAATTCTCGTTGTCCTGCACCGTCTTGATGTGGTCAATATCCGCCATCAGTCCGTATCGCTCGTAACGCACCTGCACGATATTACAACCCATTCCACTAAACCGTCTATGCAGCGCCATCACGCGCTCCGTGCGCTCTGACAAATTCAACCTATCCCGCGTAATGTCGAGTGCGTAATAGTTTTTATCGTGATTTAGCCCAATTACCCATATCGCCGTGTAATCAGATTCCTTGCGTTTCGCGTTCGCTGCGTCCACCAGAATATACAGATTCATGTTCCGCATTTGCGCTGGCGTCATCGACTTATAGTTATTCAGCCATTCGCGCTTAAATCCTTGCATCGCGTCGGCTTTCGGATTGAGCAACATCTGCGCGGCAAACGTATACGGCCCCATGTCGCGCCGCTTATTCGCTAACTGCTCCCGCGTCCAGAATACCGGCTCACCCGTTTCTGTTCCGTCCACCGTTGCCGGGTGCAGCCTAACCGATGCCGTGCCGCGCTTAATCAGCGTCGAATACGCGTCGTTGAAGTGCCAGCGCGTGCCAACGAACCTGCGCCGGCCAGGTGTGGTTCCCAAGTTATACGACTGTTCTAGCGCCGTCATTGTTTTGGCAATCATGTCCGGTGTGGTCACCGACGCCTGCACCACAATGTCGTCAAACAGCAGCACCTTAAAGTGCTTCGAGGTCGGTTGACCGTCCACCAGCCCCCACGCCTCAATCGTCGCCTCGTTCGGGTTTGACTTTCGTTTAACAATCAGACCATCGTCCTCAGACCATTTCGGTGACTGCCGCACATCAATCCCCCACAGAATATCGGGGAACGCCGCATGCAGCGTTTGGTTTGTTTCCAATTCGCGCATAATCTGCCGCAAAAACGCTTTCGCAATTGGTCGCGTATGCGAGAAAATCCCGAACGTAATCTCAGGGTCTTTCAAAATACACTGAATTGTCAGCCCGAACGTGATCGTGCTTGACTTGAAATGCTCCCGAGACCACAAATCCAGATGGTCGTCAGGATTCTGTTCCACCTCACGCACCCGCGCATATACCCACGGGTGCAGCATATCTACCCTCCCGCACGCGGACACCATCAGGTAAAACAGATCGGCGCAACACAGCGCGCGCACAACGCCGTTCAAATCGCCGTTTGTGCGGCCAATCGCCTCCAACTCACGCCAGAACGTCACCGCCTGCTGCATCGGCAGCTTGCGTAACGCTTCTATCGTTTCGGTGGTCAGCAGGTCAGCCATTATTTTGGAGCCGGATATATTTCGCCATCTTCAGCCCATTGGCTGCGACCAGCTTTCACTCTGTTTACGGCATGTTCGTATGCTTTGTCACTAATCCTGCGGCCTAACTCGTTTCGTAAATCACCATCCATCAACAAATGGTTTATTTCCTGACGGTTTAGCGTCGGAACCAATAACGGATACAGCAATTTCTTTCCGTTGAATTCGGAGTCCTGCGACAACTCGGTAGAAATGTCGCCGTCCGGTCGTTTCAATTCACCGAAAAAACCAGCGCCCTTCGGAGTGCCATCCTCACGAAGTCCGTATTTCAATCCCTTCGCTAAATCAACCATAGGCTATTTTCTCGTCATCCACAGGATTTACGTCAATCGTCACATTCGCCGGCGGCTGAACACTCACACTCAACGCCATACGCTTTACCAGCTCCATCGCAGCGCGCGCCGTCGATTCGCCCAATACAATCGTTACGGGGCCAGACTCCGCCGCCTTCTCCCCATACATCTCCTTCGCGTGGAACTTCGCAACCTTAAACCGCGTGTCTACCCGCAACCGCGCCTGCGCCACAGTCTCAGGGTCGGCAGAGTCCGCAATCCCAACCGCCTCACTCACCAGCGCGTGCGCCGCAACCTCCAACGCGCGCTGATATAC